TTATGGAACGGGTTAGATAAGGAAGAGGCGTCTTCCTTGTCTACGACTTGCCGATCTCGCCTTCGGCCTCGAACGTCAGAGCCGTGGCCGTGCCGGCGCCACCGACGAGGAAGTCAGCAGCGTCCAACCGCAACATCCCGTACCACGGGAACGAAGAGTTGGCGGCAACAGACTGACCCGTTCCGATGACCTCAGTGCCGGCAGCGTTCGCGCCGGTAGCGCCAAGCCACAGCGAGAACGTCGCGGCAGAGCCGGTCTTGTTCACGATGTTGATGTGGCGCAGGATGATGTAGTCCGCTGTCGCGGTGTAGCCGACGACCGATCCTGGGGCCGCGCCAGTGTTGAGGATGTTCGTGGTCAACGTGGTCGAAAGGGCCACGGGACCGAACTTCATTACCTTGTTTGCAGCCATCTACCGTTCCTTTCCTAGAAGCTCTGGACTTCGGTCCACGCGACGTTGACCGTCAAGTTCCATGTCATCGTCGCTGGCTGGATGATGCCCGTACGGACCACGAAGCCTTCCTGGTTGGCAAGCACGAGGGGGAAGCCCAACGCACCCGCGAACTCCCCAAGCAAGTCAGTTTGACCGAGGAGGTTGAGAGGTACCGACGTAGTGATGGCGCCCGTGCCCACTCCATAGGCCACCCCTCCGATGTCCTGCGAGTCGAGTGTCTTCGTGCCCGCTGTCAAAGCGGCGGTAGTAGCCATACCGATGTCGCTAACCTCGGAAGTCGTGTGGGCAGTACGCAGCTTGTTGTTGTTGCCCGTCATCGTCGCGCGGGTTCCGCCCGACCCGGCCACCGTCCAGGCGCGCGCGACGGTCGCGCGCAGGGACAGGATGGCGGCGGCGGTCGCCGCGACGTTCGCGCCTGCGCTGACGCTGATGCCGTGGACGAGGCAGACGCGACTCGCGCCCGTCACGTATCGGAACTGGAACAACTCGGAGTTGGCGGCTATCGCTGCCGCGAGAGTGCCAGAGACCATCGAAAGTCGAAACGCGCCACCGGTGCCCACCGGTAGCGGACCACCAGCAACATGTTGCGGCGTCCACGTGGTCCCGGCGCCCATACCTACTTGTGCCACCTGTGCCGCGATGTTCGGATCGTTGATGACTGCCATGAATCTCCTATCCGCTCACTTGGTAGGCGAACGCGTATGTGCCCACCTGAACGCTGCTATCGTCCGAGAACCAGTAGGCCCGGATGGTGGCCGCGTCGACGACGTAGCCCGTGAGGTTGATGAGTTGCATCTCAGCCTCGTCTCGAGCATCGCCCTTCGACGTGATCTTCGCGGCGGTTTGCACGATGCTGACAACCTTCTCGGCCGTGAGCCCCGCGAGCCCGGTGATGTCGAACGTGCCGGAGCGGCGTGCCGCCCCGAGGTCTTTGGTGAAATCGGTATACGCCCCGCCGCCACCACCTCCACCCGCAGCACCCGTATCACCCTTGGCGCCAGGGGGCACGAAGGACTCGTCGGGAAGTTCATCCGGCCAGATGACGTACCCGGCCGCGGAGCCTCCGCCGGAGCCCGGAGCGCCATCGGCGCCCTTCGCCCCGTCCTTGCCCGGAACCACGAAGAAGTCCGGTTCGATCACATCCGCTTCGAGAAAGACCGCGGGACCGATGGGACCAGCAACCGAGCTCGGGGGACCAGACGGCCCGGGCACGACGAAGAAATCGGGCTCGATGACATCGGCTTCGAGGTACACCGCAGGGCCGTTGGGTCCCATGGGTCCTGCGATGCCCACTCCGGCGAGCCCCTGCGGCCCCGGGATGATCCACGGTTCATCCGCAGCCTCGGCCTCAAGGTACGTGGCCGGCCCCTGTGTACCGACCCCCGCGGGACCCGTTGGACCGATCGCTCCGCCGGGACTCGCTACGCTCGCGCGAATCGAATACTGATTCCCCGATGTCGTTGGTCCGTACCAGCCCCAGTCCGCGAACCAGTAGCTCCCCGGACTGTAGAACCTGTCGGACCCCGTGGCGTCGTACCGGATGCGGATCGGGGTGCCGCCGGCGCCGTTGCTCCCAGCCTGTACGCAGATCCAGTAGTCCCCGGCGGTGAGCCAGGTGTTCATGGCGATCTGGAACCAGCGCGCCGTCGTGTTCCCGCCGGCGCCGCTGATGCTGTCGAGCAGGATGGCCGTGTCTCGGGGCTGAGACGCAGCCTGCACGCGATCGGGGGTCCCAGAAGCGTCGGTCATCACGGATGCGGCAAGACCGCCCACCGTGTCGTCGAGCGATCCGGCGTCGATGTAGGCGTCGATGCTTGTGAGCCAGCCGTCCGCCGGCATCGTGATCTTCTTGGCGTAGACGCGATACAGCGTCATGTTCTCGATGGAACCGCCGATGGTGTTGTAGCCGAGGAAGGAGTGCCCGACGCCGCCCTGTGAGCCGTCGATCCCCTTCTGGCCGGGGATCACCCAGAGCTCATCACCAGCCCCCATAACCTCGTCGGGCCATACCATGACGCCGGCGGACGGGCCGATCGTCGAGGTCCCGGAGGCGGACCCGCCGGGTCGGGTGTCGTAACTCATCGGCCGCTCATCGAGACAGTGATGCTGGCCCCGGAGACGAACTCCACGTACCACATCCCAGCACCGGTAGCGTCACAGTTGAGGGGATGCTCGTACTCGTGGCCGACCGAGGAGAGGGGTTGGACGTGCAGGGGGACCACGATCTGCCCGGCGATGCCACCCTCACGGATCCGCACGTATGCGACCTGCGCGGCGTCCGCGTTGTCGACGTGCCACGCCGACAGGAGCTTGAGGTTTCCGTCACCCGACGCGGTCAGGGTGATGTGGCGATCTGCGAGCATCTGATCCCCTGTTGCTGTTGATGATGAGGGGGGGGTGAAGCTGTGCTATCCGGGCTGGCCGTTCACGAGAACGCGACAGGTTCCGGTGAAGACGACCTGCCAGGTCTGACCGGATTGAGCCACGAGCGGACACGGGAAGGCGATCGCTGTCGCCGGCACCGCAGCGCCGTTCGTCGGCACGTTGATCTCGAAGAAGATGCCTCCGGCCGCGCCCTCACGGAGCTGGACGAGCCCAGTGGCCGTGCTGGTGGCCGACAGAGACATGATCTCCTTGAGACCGGTGTCGGTACCCGAAGCGGTGACCAGGATGTGGGTGTCAGCTCTTGGCATCTTCGTCCTTCACCGGAAGGTCGCCGTGACCGCCTGAGCCAGGAAACGTGCGGGCGAAGACCTCTTCCTCCGCGAGGAGCTCGAGCTTCTCGGCCATACGGTCCTCGGCCTCTTGGCCCTCAGCGTCAAACGAGCGTCCGCCCTCGTTGGCCGCGGCCTGCTTCGCCACGTCGCGCATGGACTTCGCGTACTCAAACTGCGCGCCGGGGTGATCCGAGATCGCGGAGCCCTCGAGCGGGACGAAGTTCGAGAGGTAGGACGAATGGCTCTGCGTCTCTACCACGACATCCGCTTCCGCTTCGCCATCTCTCACGACATCCGCTTCCGCGGTCAGTACGTCGGCCGCGGCTTCGGCTTCCTCGGCCTTGGCTTCCTGATGCGCGTCTTCATCGGTCTTCTTCTTGGCTGCGGTCATCAGGACTCCTAGTTGGCCTGGTCCGTCGGCGCGGTCGCGTGGGCGCGGAACCAGTTGGTGCCGTCCCAGACGAACTCGAAGGTCTGGGAGCTGTTGGCCGCGATCGAAGGCGTGGCGCCGGTCTTGAAAATCGCGTTCCAGGTGACCACCAGGGCGCCACCCGTGGTGTTCTTGAACCTGAACGTGTACCGCGTACCGATCGGGACCACGTCCGAGGACAGAACTCCGCCTCGGAACAGCGGAGCCGCAACGGTGATGGCACCAGTGATGGCCTGGATGACGATCCCGCCGTCGTTGAGGTCATATACCGGCGTGGATGCACCGATGGAGGCCGGCACGTTCGCCTTGCAGACCATACCGAGATGCTGGTCGAGTTCTCCGGTGTTTCCGGTCATTTCGCTTGCTCCATTTCCATCTCGTGCATCATGTTGCCGATCGCCTGGCGCACCAGGGTCCGGTCAAGCGGTTGGCCCCGCTTCATGGCTTCCTCGAGCGTGCGCGCGGCACGGTCGTCCATGTAGTCGGAGAGCGTCTTCAGCGGGAAGTACCGGTGGTAGTCCTCGTACTCCTTGATCAGCATCATCGACATGCGCTCGGCGGTCTCCGCCGGCGAGAGCGGCTTCCGCATGAGCACGGGGGGCGGCTCTTTGGGATGCTGCTTCGCGCGTTGCCGCGCCCACTTCGCAGCCCGGCGGGCCTGCTCCCGGTTCATCAGCACCGTGACGACTACAGGCCGCACGACACCAACGTCCGTCTTGGCAAACTGCTTCAGAGGATCGAACGTGATGTCGAGCTCTTCGGCGTCCGGGACGGTTACGACGGTTGGGTTCAAGGAATGGCCGCCTGCATCTTCGCGCTGGTGGCGTACCGGATCTCCTTGCGCTGCCACATCGCCTCGTGCTCCTGGCACCGCTCGGTGCCGCGGTCGGGGTCGAAGTTGACGAGAGCCTGGTCCCAGCAGTCCATCACGGCACACACGATGCCGGGATACTGGGCCTGGAGCTCCGGGACCTCGTGAGGCCACTGGAGATCCTGATCCAGGTAGAACCGCAGCGGGGCCGTGTTGTCCCCGAGGTTGCCGCCGTTGTTGAACGAGGGCTCGATCGGAAACTGCCCGACGTACCGCTTGTCGTCCACGGTGAACCCGGCCAGCTTGACCGTCCGCACCGTGGTCCGGCGCATCTTGCCGCTGACCCGCTTCGGCGCGACCCTCTTGCGAAGAGCCGGGTGGACGAGCGGAGCCTTGGTGACCTTCTCGACGAACTTCTCGGCGCCCACATTGCTGGGTGCCGTGTCCGACGCGACCTGCGGTTTCTCGTCAGCCATGATGTTGCCTTCCTGCCGGGATCACCCGGACTTGATGGGGGTAGGGGCGACCCGAAGGCCGCCCCATCCCTGCTTATGCGAGTGCCGCTGTCGCGCGCCAGGTCCCCGCAGAGCGGACGTAGATCTTGTTGTCCGCGGTGCAGTAGACCAGCGACCCGTTGACGGGCGTGGTGGTGAAAGCGGCGTCCGCCGGGGTAGTCGCGCTGACGTACAGCACGGGGATCCCCGGCTCGCGGAACTCCTTGGCGCCTGCGTACTCGTTTGCCATGAGGTTCTCCTCCTGGCCTTACGAGGCCGCGTTCTTCGAGAGGACAGCAACGCCCCAGTTCTGGACCAGGATGCCCTGGCCGTAGACGGAGGTGATGTTGTACTCGGTGGCGCGCAGCGAGGCGTCACGCTGGGGCTCGACACGGATCGGGCGCTTGTCGACGCGGGCCAAAGCCTGCCCGCGCGAGAAGATCGCGCCCTTCACGTCCGCGGCGGCGTTGGCCGTCGGGATGTTCGTGGATCCGTACACGTCGACGCCGAAGTACGAGAACTCGTACCCGACTCCCGGCGCGAGGTCACCGTCCGTGCGGCTGGTCTGCACGACGGCCGTGGTCGTCGCCAGAGCCTTGCGGAAGTCGCCGATCGCGAAGGGGTGCAGCGCGAGGACGTACGGCTGCGGAGCGTCAAGACCGTGGAGGGTCGTGATCGCCTTCAGAACGTTCGCCTCGGACAACACAACGGTCGTGGTTCCCACGACGGTCGCGAAGGAGCCGCAAAGCGCAGCGAGGTCGGTGTCGCGCTTGTCCGCAACAGCCTTCCCGCCCTGCTCGGCGAAACGCATCCCGTCGGTCAGGATCGCTGACTCGATCAGGAGGTCGGTCACGTCGACGCGGATCGAGGCGGCCTCGGTCACGGCGATGTCGACGTTCGTGGTGTCGACCGCGCTCGACGCCAGGTCAGCGGTCTCAGCGATGGACGCTGCCGTCAGCGCCGGCCACACCGGGAAGCTGAACGTGTTGGACGGCTTGCCTACCAGGGATTCCTGGCGGACGAGCTGGTCCATGACCGCGACACCGTACATGTTGTCGATCAGCATGTCGGTGAGGATCTTGGCGTAGATGAGCTCGGTCGCAGTTGCGGTCGTGGTAGCTGCCACTGCGGGGTCCTATCGGTTGGCGCTGCCCCTCAGTCGGGGATCAGGTCCCCGTGCTTCAGGGTCAAGCGGCTGGGGTCGCGAGCGATCAGGTCGGCCATCTGCCGGAGCTCCGCCTCGGTGCCGGTTTTCGCGACACGGACGAAGTCCTCGGTTGAGAAGTCCTTCTGACCACCCTTCAGGTTACCTCCAGCGATGGGCGCGGGCGGGGCCGTCGGCTTCTCGGGCGCGGTCCCGGGCATGAGGTCTTCGTGCTGGTTCTCGTCGCCCGTGTCCACCTTGTCGGTGACAAAGGCCGCCGCGAACGCTTCGATCGCCTCGACGCTCGGATCCGGCTGAAGAGCCGTCAGCGCCTCAAACTGCTTGTCCGTCAGACCCTTCTCCTTCGCCGTGGCGAGGGCGGTGGTCTGCCGATCCTTCAGCTCGAGGGCCGCGAGACGAGTCTCCGCCTCCGTCACCTTCGCTTCGGCCGCCTTGGCGCGGGCCTCGTTCTGCTCGCCCCAGGAACGCACCTTGCGGAGGTTCTCGGAGTACCGGGGGTCGTCTTCGTCCAACACTGGGTCATTCGTGGGGTCAGCCACGACTCTCCTCTCGGGAGGGCATGAAGAAAGACAGGCTTCCGCCTGTCGGCTTCGTGCGTTACAGGACTTGAGGACGCGACGGGAGCCTGTCGATCTCGTCGGTAGGATGCTGCACCGGTCTTGTCCGAGCAGGGTGCCGGGCGTCTCCCTGCCGTAGGTGGTAGTCTACCACAAAAAACGCAAGGACGCAAGCTCCGCGTTGCGTTTCTTGGGTCTACTGGACCTGGGCCTGATCCTGTTGCCCGCCGATCGAGGCGAAGCCGCCCTGGGAGACCTGCATCGGCGTGTGGCCGAACCGCTGAGCGAAGAACGCGGAGTGGGTGTCCATGACGCGCTGGAGCTTGTCGCTGGCCGCGCCGGCGCCCGGGCCACCGAACTCGGCAGCCAAGAGGTCCGATCGGGTTAGGCCGAAAGACCTAGCCTCCTGGGTTCCCATCTGGGTTCGGACCTTGTTCGCGAAGTCCGCGGTGCCCTTCACGATGTCGGACAGGTTCATGCCGGCCGTGAGGGACTGGATCTTGTTGATCCCCTTCTCACCGAGCGGGGCGCCCTCGGCCTTCGCCGTGGCCCCGATGTTCGCGCCCTCCCACACGTCCTTGAACGTGGAGTTGCTCATGCCCATGATGTGGTTCAGGAGCTCGGATCGAGTAGCTGGAGGCAGGCCGGCGTCGGCCAGTTGCCGCTGAAACTGCTCGAAGACGGCCTTGTTCTTGTCCAGGACGACCGTCGCGTTCGCTCGCGCGGCGAAGACCTCGGGGCGGACGTGACCGGCGAACAGATTGGCCTTCAGAGCGTCGGTCAGGTTGATCCCGTACCGGTCGGCGGTGGCCTGGTAGGACTTCATGTTCGCCTGGTACGCAGATTCGGACATGTTCGGCCCGATCCCCGGGAAGGCGGCCTGGTACTCGGCTGTCTGGCGAAGCGCCTGGAGGAAACGATCGGCGTTGTAGTTGCCGTTCGTGGCCTGGAGGATGAGAGCTTCGATCCCAGGCGTGTCCTGGATCCCCCAGCCCTGGAGCATGGAGCGGAAGGTGGCCTCCGTGTTGTGCCGATATTGGGGCTTCGAGGGGTTCCCGAGGGAGCCCGGAGTTGCCGTGGTCGACGCCGCGCCGGCCGCCATCGCGGCGGCGATGTCCGGATACTGCGTGGAAACCCCGGCGCTGGTCGTAACGGTGACCGTTCCGTCAGCGTTGGTCGTGAGGGTGCTTCCGTTCGCCAGCGTGATAGGGGGCAGGGTGGTGCTCGGGGGTGCGCCAGGCATGGTATTCGGCCCGGAGGAAGGGGGTTGCACCGGCGTGGTTCCGTTGGCGGGGGGGGTGCCGGTGGAGGCCGCGTTGGCGATCTCCCGAACGGTAGTGAAGGTCCCATTCTGGATCGAAGCTGACACGGCCTGCAACTGCTCGGCAGTCAGGTCGTTCAGGTGGGTCTGAACACCCTGATCCGGTTGCCAGCCGTCGGGCTGGAGATGCAACTTGTTCGCGATGACCCCGGACAGTGCCTCAGCCGCCTTACCAGCCTTGCTTCCGATGAGTCCGTTGTCCCCCATGGAGGTGCCCGCATCCATGTTGGAGCCCATGATCATGCCGTGCGCGGTCTCATACGCAACGATGGCGGCGGCACGACTCGGGGAGACATCCGCCGGCACATAGACCGTGTGGCCGGCCGCCATGCCCCCCGTGTTTCCGCCAGGGAACTTCGCGTCGTACGCCGTGCGCGACAGCACGATCACCTGCATGTCGGTGGGAGTCGGCATCCCCAGGTATCCGGCGATGGTGTCCTCGTACTTCGCCTGGATCCTGTCTGCTTCCTGCTGAGTAAGGGTCATGCCGCCACGCTCGCGATCAAGTCTCGATTGATGTTCGTGTCGTTCCAGTTGTTGAAGAAGAGCGCTTCGTACAGGGGCACGCCCTCACGCTGCGTGAGACCCTTGAGGGGCGAGGCGTACGAGAGGTTCGTCAGCTCATCAGCGAACGCCTTGTCGTAGTACGGCGAGTTCGGATCGCGGTACTGCTCGACGATCTGATAGAGCCACTGCTTGTACGCCAACGCCATACCGGTCGTTCCGGCGGGCGACAGCCCCGCGGCCGTCAGCGCGGCAGTGACCGTGGCGACCCCTTGGGAGACCTGCGTCCACGCCGCGTCCCCAGCGCCCACGCCCAGGTAGTTCAGGCGATCGAGCGGCGTGCCCTGCGCCAGTCTCACGAACTCGATACCATCGACGCCGTACTGCGCGCCCAGGGCTTGATATTGGAGCGTCTCCATCTGCTTCCAGGCATCAGCCTGCGTCGAGCCGGCCACCACTCCGGCCAGCTCCTCATCCGTGCGGAAGGTGAGCTGAAGCGCGTTCATCTTGTCGGCGAGCTCCGTCCGCCCGTCGAACTTCTTGAAGCCGGCGGTGTCGAGCTGGAAAGGCGTCAGCCAGTTGAGCGGCTTCGATGCCCAGTTTTCCCGCGCGTAGAGCTGCCCCTGCGCGTTCTTGTTGCCGTAGAAGACTTCCTCCGGCGTGGGGAGTGTGATCGTCTTCCCCTTGTACGTGTAGGACCGGTCCATCGAGTCATACCGCGCGTTGACAGCCGAGAGCTGGGCGTAGAGCGCAGTCGTATCCTCACCGCGGATGTTGGCCGCGTCGATCTGGTCCCAGATCGGTTTCGTCTCATCCTGATACGGCGTCATCACGTCTTGGTAGAAGTGCGCGATCCCGGCCTCGAGAGGCGTGACATTGATGTTCGGGTTCTTGCTCTCCTCGTCCTGGATGATCTGAGAAGTGATCTCCGCGAGCTTGCCCTTGATCGCCTGGTACTCACTCGAGGTGACGCCACCCTCGCCGGTGAAGGCCGGCGCCAACATCTCGAGGTTGTGCAACGTGCTCGTCACGCGATCGGCCTCGATGTTGAGACCTTGTCCGTAGCCAAGCTCGGCGTACCGACGTTGCTTGTCGGCGAGATCCTGAACCACTCCCGGAGTAAGTTGCTGGTAGGTACGCCACTCGTCGGAGGTCCGCTGACGGATCGGCGAGACCTCGCCACCGTGCGTCAGGATCGTCGTGAGATCGAGCGCGGGGCTGATGGTGCGGAGCTGCTTGTCCAACTGAGCCTGGTAGTACGCATGGCTCGTGCTCGTCTGCACCAGACGCACATACTCGTCGGGCGACATCTGGTGGCGGGCACCCTCGAGAAACTGCGTCGTGAAGTCGCCATTGGGATCGTTGAGGAGCTGCTGCTTCTCCCCCGTCGCGTAGCTCGTGAAGTACGAGTAGGACAGAGACTCAGGGTGATTGGCCACGTACTGGTGCATGATCGCGAGTTGCGCGTCGGTAACGCTTCCGTCCTCCGAAGTGAAGACATTCTGGTTCAGGAAGTCGTAGAAGGACTGACGCTCCTTCGTGGTGATCGACACGTTGCCCGGTGTGAACGTAGCCGAAGCGAAGTGAACGAAAGCGTTCGCCCGCGCGATGTGCTCAGCGTCGTTCATGAGTCCTACCGTGAACGCTTTGATCGCGGCGAGGTACTTGTCCTGATCGACGACCGGCAAGCCCGTGTTGGGGTCGACCTTGTCGGTGTAAAACTGCTCCGGCCGTGGCGGCAACCGCCCCTTGTCGAGATAGTCGCGCTGGAAAGCAACCTGGACAGCCTGATCGAACGAACGGTCCCACGCGAGTTTCTGGTACTGCGGCGAGAGGAACTCCCACGGCACGGGATGGCCGGTGAGCCCCTCGATCAGGTAGTTGACGTTCGACGGCACCGACACGGTGGGGATGTCCATCGGCGCCAGCTTGTCGGCGAGGAAGCCCAAGATGCCCGAGTTCTTCTGGATGATCGCGTGGATCGCGAGCGCCGGCACGGTCGACACTGTCGGCCACGGTGTCGCCCAGTGGGGCTGGATGCTCATCGCGTTGCGGAAGGCGATCTCGGGGTGATGGCTGAGCACGGTACTGAACAGGCTCATGAGTGGATCAGGGATGATCCATTGACCCTGACTGTCCTTCTTCACGATGCCGAGATCGGAGAAGAGCTTGAGGTAGTTCGCGGCCTTCATGGCGAGCAGCGGGATCCCCAGCGCCCCGTACTGCGAGGGGATCTTCGTCAGCCACGCCGACAGGATCGACTGCGACACCGGCTCGAACCAGAACACGTCGCGCGTGGCCTGTTGGAACGTCGACCGCGCGCCGAGATGGTAGAGCAACCCTCGTACCTGCCGCGCAGCGTAGAGTTCGGCAAATGCGCGAGCCTCAACCTCAGCCATGCCGCTGTCCTTGAAGCCTTGGTACGCACGCTCGGCGGCCTGACGGAACATGCTCCCGCGGGCGCCCATGAGGTCGATGGAACTCGCGACCCGGAAGGGTCGATACGTCATGTTGGTGATCCCGGCGCGGATGTTGTCGAGCGTCTCGCCCGGGTTGTCTCCACCGTACCTTCCCTGCTTCTTGTAGATTTCGTTCGGAAACTCCCAGGTACCGGCCTCCCATTTGTCGCGCAGGGTCTTGGCGAGCTCCGCGTTCTTACCAGGCTTGCGGCCCAGACGAGCGACCTGCTCTTGGATCGCCGCGGCAGCATCCTCGCCGAGATTCGCGCGCTCGGCCGCGAGCTGTGAGATGGTCGACTTGCGCGCGTCCTGGAGAGCGCGGAAGGTGGCGAAGTCATCGGCCGTGGCGCCTGAACCATTGACCGTGTTGGCAAGTTCAGATAGGCGCGCATCTTCGGCGAACAACTCCACCTGGAGTTCACCGAAGCGCGAAGCCGTCGCGGCGTCCGCGTTGCCGATGATCCCGTGGAACTTGCCCGTGGCAACGATCTGAAGGAGCTCGGGGTCCACACCGGAGGCGACCTGAACAGCTCCCGCCGGACCAGCTCCCGCAGCGCCCACTTCCCCGCCCAGCGCAGCCTGGCCTTCAACGGCGCCACCAGAGCGGTACGCTCGGTAGCCACCGGTGACGGAACGGATCTGCTCGACCTGACGCTCGAGGAATGCGCGAAGCTGCTCGTCGAAGGGCAGATTGAGCGTGCGATAGTCGCGCGCGATGAGTTCGTGAAGCTGGTTGTCGATCAGATCCGTCAGCTCGCTCGAGTTCTCTATCGCGGACAGCGTGGCGTCCACGTCCAGATTATGCTGCGCCAACGTGCGCGTGATCGGTCCCCTGTTGAGGCGCTGAAGCTTGTCCGCCACCGCGGCGAAGTCCTCCGTCCTCGGAGCCCGACTACGAAGCTGGATGTCCGAGGTCGGAGTCGGCACGAACGGGCGCGAAGGCGTCGGCTCGAGGATGTCCTGCGACAGCACACCGAGCGGCTGCGAACGGACATCCCAGTTGCCGTAAACCGACGGCGAGACAAGCTGAACGCGACCATCGCCGGCCGGCCCCATCTCCTTGAACTTGTCGAGCATCATGTCCATCGAGGGGTGCATGTCGAGATATTCACGCCCCAGGGCGCCCTCGAGGAAGGTCTGGATCTTGCCAGCGTCCATGAACATGCCGTCGGGGAACCAGACGACGCCCTTGTACCCAGAAGCCTTCGCTCTCATCGCGTGCTCGATGAACGTGCGTTCGATCATCGCCGGCATGTGGAACAACAGCGTCGGACCCTTCCAGATGGTCGTCGCCAGCTTCATGATGAACTTGGGCGTAGAGACCAATGCGTCGGCCGGCCCGTAGATCGCCTTCTGCGCGAACTTACTCGAGTACCGACCCTCAACGTAGCGCTGAACCTCGGCGAGCTTCCGACTGCGCCACTGCATCGCTTCCCTGAACTTCGCCGTGTCGGGCAGGAAGGCGTGGTTGGCGAACTCCGTGGCGTCGGCCGGCATCGGCACCGGGTTGCCGTTCAGGTCCAGCTCGGCGAGCACGTACTCAGAACTCGGGATCGTCACGCCGTCGGCGCCCGTGGTGGTCGAGTCGAAACGCGAAGTGGTGCGCTGGTCGATCGGCTTGTCGTGGATCTGCGTCAGTTGCCGGCGGATCTCCGGCGGCGTATCGGCCGGGAGATGACGGTCGATCGTCTTCGCGATGTCCTCACGGAGATGGAAGAACTCCTGGTCGTTTGCGATGCGCTCCATTCGACCGATGAGTTCATTGACCGTCGCATCGGGGACGCCCAGGCGATGAAGTTCATTCGTGATCGTGACAGCGTTCTGCGCGGCCCAGTCTCGAGGCGCGTCGGGCATCCCCGGATTCCACAGCGGGACGTTCCCACCGGGAAGTTCGTCACCGAAGTCGCGCAGGTCCATGTGCCCCAGGTCACGCAGCGGCTTCACGAACACATTGGAGATGAACCGCTCGAGCCCCGACATCGGGTTGTGCACAGCGGCGCGCAGCGTCGAGAGCTTCGGATACTTCAGCACCGGGGGGTTGACGTTCGAGGCGTACTCCATCTCGTTGCGGAGCGCGAGCGCTTTCGCGCGCACCTCGGCGAGCCCCTGAGGATCGACGACAGTCTCATCGGGGTACTTCCACTCGTACGACGGAGGGGCGGCAGCGCTGGCCTCGGCAGACACCTGTTCCATCGGCGACATACCGGGAGTAGCTTCAGGGATCGCCGCCTCGATCTTCGTGGCCTTGCCATCGCGTACCGCTTTCTCCCAGAGGGCGCGCGCGGCATCACTGAGCTCAGAGCTGCTGAGGAAACGCGCCTCCGGACCCTGACTACGGATCCACTGTGCGACTGCCTCATACAGCTTCATGCCGAGCCCCTGGCCCTGAAGCGCCTCGGGGACCTGGCTTCGCGTGAGGAAGTAGTCGTTGCCCCCGTTCGGGATCTGCTCCACGGCGGCGTGCTCGCCCTGGGTTCCCTCGATGTATGCAGCCCGGCCGCCGCCCGGAGCAACACCACTGTCGTCCACGGTGAATCCGTCGAGCGCCTTGGTCGTGGTGACGTTGTCGGCAGCGGCCTCCATGGTGCGGGCCTGCTCATCGAGACGGGAGAGCTCTTGCAGCCTGCCCACGATCTGATCCGCGGTGAGGCGCACCTTACCCTCGAGGTAGTCGGTGGCGGCCTGCGCCATGCCGAGTCGCGGCGCATCGTTCACTGCGCGGAAGAACTCCGGCGGGTAGCCGACGCCGTATGTGCGCGCCATGTCTCCGACGACGTAGTCGTTGAGCGCCTCGCCCTCGAGTCCGGTGGCCGCCCCGGCGTCTCGAGAGAGCTGGATGCGATCGAAGAGTGAGTTGCCGATGTCGCCGGCCATGACATCCGCGATGGGCTTCGAGGTGAGCTCGAACGCCTTCGTGCGGAGCCAGTAGTCGAACGCCTTCAGCGGGTGGAGTGCGGGATCGTCGAGGATACGCCCATCGAAGAAGCCCGGATGCGTGTCGGCGAAGGAGGTATTGATCCCGAGCTCCGCGCGGCCCGTCATCGGCAGGTACTCGCGGCCGACCTTCGCCGCCTTGAAGAACTCACCGGTCTTGTCGGTAAGCCAGATGACCCCGATGTCGGTCGTCAGCCCGACGATGTCGTTGTAGTCCTGGGAGTTCTTATCCATGCCGAAGCCCTGAAGGACTCGGCCCAACGACTGATCGACCGTGAAATGAACACCGGTCTGGATGCCGTTGAAGATGTGCTCGATCCCTCCCACGATCGCGGAGATGGTGGTTGGAACGACGGAGGCGAGTTTCTCCGCGCCCCCTCCGCCCTGAAGGAACTTCGCAGCTCCCTGGTTGCCAGTCTTGATGAACTCGAGCCCAGCTCCGACCGGCTTCATGATCGTTTCGAGACCGGTCTTCGCATAGCTGATCTCATCCATCAGCACGCGCCCGGGACCGCCAACGCGAATCGCGTCAAGAGCGCCGAGTCCGTTGATCCCGACTGGCACCCCCGTCAGGGTTTGAAGCGCATGAGCGATAGGGATCGCAGCGTCGACGTTCGACAGGACCCACTGGTGAGAGGCGTTGGGGTCTTCCACCTGGACGCCCGCGGGCATCATCAGATCGAGGATGTAACGCATGGAGACCGACCCAGAGGGATCCGCGACCTGCGTATCCGGACCCGCTTGCGCCATCTGCGTCAACTGGCTCATCACCATCTGCTGGGAGGCCACGTCGAGCTGCTGGACGCGCTCGAGCAACTTCAGTGCGTCGGTGTTGTGGGTCGCCAGTGCGTAGGAACGCGCCGCAGTCAACGTGCCGGGGACCCCGGCGAGATGGTCGCGCTCCTCGAGCCAGGGAAGCACCTTGTTCATGTACTGCGCGTGGAGCTTGAGCTGTTCGTCGGGCATGTTTCCGGCGATCATCCGAGCGATCGCCCAGGGCATGTACTTGAACGTCTCGGGGGCGAAGTACCCCGCGCGCCGGGCGACGACCTTGGGGTATGCGGCGCTCGCCTTCGCCAGTGGACCGACGACGTAGGGGTTCTTCCCGCCCGACATCTGGAGCGACGGCTCGAGCGGAGGAGCGATGCCGATCGTGGTGGGCGCGGTGGGGCGCGATCCGAAGCGCGGCGACGCAACAACGGGAGCAGCCCCGGTGTCCGAGGCCGCGTTGGGAGAGGGTTCTACGTTCGGATCTTCAGCAAGCACGGAGCCCCTATGAAGAGAGGTGGTACGTGAGGAGCTGGACGAGCGACTTCAGCCCCGGACTCGCGTCGGGCATGTTCGCCGACTCGACGAGCCACGGGAGCCAAGCCTGGGCATCGGCCGGCGGCGGGATCTTCGACCCCGTCTGATTCAGCGCGCCGGCGGTCGACTCCATGCCGCGCGACGGCCCGGCGAGGAAAGCCTCATCCCCGACGAGCGGCGGTGGCGAAGCCTGGGGGCGCGGCCGGCCGGCACTGGCCGGCGCTGGAGGCGCGACAGTGTCGCCCTGTTGCGAGGGCGGGACGGCCATCGGAGCTCCGCCGGGCGCCGGCGGTTGCGCGCCAACGTCGACGGGAGCCCCGCCGGTCTGCATGTCGGCCATCTACGTCCTAGCTGGTGCCCTTGGTGTTGCCGCGGAACGTCGGGAAGCGGAGTCTGCCGCGCGCGCCGCCCTTGGGAGACGCAGACCGACCAGAGCCGATGCTCGTCGAGCCCTTCGTGTTCGTCCGCATGGATCGCCCAAGACCGCGCCGCACCTTCGAGTGCGCGCCCTGAAGCCCACCCACACCGCCACTGTGCCGCTTCATCCGCGGCGTCTTTCCTGCTTGCCCTCCGGTTGCCATCTATCCGTTCCTCTCGTTAGCCGGCCCCGACCATCGACTCGATGGACGGGAGCGGTCGTGCTTGACTGGGTTGAGGCAGTGCCGCGGATCGCACCGGTGCCTCGGGGGAAGCAGGCGGCGTGTTCATGCCGATCGGAGACTCTGCGGCCACGCCGGGAGCAGATGGGCTGGTACCACCACCGCCCCCGGCCGCAGCCTGTTGGGCTGCGAGCTGTTGGGCTTGCTGATCCTCGGCGGCGCTCGCCAGTACGGCGGCGGCGTCGAGCGGATCCATGCCCGTGACGAGGAGCTGGGCGAAGTGCATGATCATCGCCATGCCGGTGTTCGGGTCGGTGAGGAGGCGTTGAAGCAGCGCGTCCTCGGTCTTCTCTCGGGCGATCTGTTGCGATTCGCCGGCCTCATCCATCAGGTACTCGGTCTGCTCGCGCGCGGTCTTCTTCGACGCGATCCCGAGGTTCACGTCGTTCGCCAGCGCGGCCTTCTTGTTCAGCGCATCGAGGCCAGCCCCGGCGCCGTAGATGACCATGTTGTCGTAGTTGTCGATGTCCTTCTGCGGGTTGTAGTCAGAGAACTCCCCCGACGGGATCGCCAGGGACTTCGAGCCCTGCGTGCAGAAGGTCTTGTCGACCTCGAGAGCGAGCCGGTTCCTGCGCTGCCAGAGCCGGCCGACTTCCTTCTGGCCGCTCTTGATCATCGTGGTCAAGTTGCCCATCGTCGAGTTGACGAAGGACGCCGATGCGATCGACTGCCCGATCTCACCCTGTCGCGACTCCGGGTAGTTCGCACCCGCGCGCGCCTGGGACTCGAGGTATTCGAGGACGTGGAAGACCTCGGGATTCGCACCACCGTTCGGCACGCGAATCATCCGGCCGTCCTTCGTCCGCGCATGGAAGACGGTCTTCGGGCCGGGCGGGTCGTTCGGGTTGTCGATGTCGTACTCGACGAACGGCGCGTACACGATCTGCTCGGCGCCGGTGATGATGAGGTTCAGGATCCGGTTCTGCGTGAGGGTTGCGCCCTTGAGCTGGTCGAAGAACCCGCGGAACGCACCGTCGGCCGTCTTCAGCCGCGCCCACGCCACGCAGGGCTTCCCCATGTCGTGCTGCCACGTTGAGATCAAGGAGGCCGGGGAGTCCTTCGTGGCCTTCGCCTTCTTCTTCGCCGCCACGGTGTTCGAGTTGCCCGACGCAGAGAGAAGGACGATGACGCGGCTGTACGAACTCGCGTCGTAGTAGTCGATGACTTCGACTTCGGTCGCCTTGCCGAGCTCGCCGCCCTCGAAGTAGTCGGTCAGGTCGATGTCGAACGCCGGGGAGACCAGCTCCTTCTCCATGCGCTGGACGACGATCAGGTCCACGAGCTTGTTGTTGACGAACCGCGGGAACGCACCCCGGGGGTCGATGCGGGTGAAGATGGGGTAGTTGTCCTCACCCTCGTCCGGCTCGTCGTACGTGATGGCCTCGAGGGCGATGCCGGTCTGCGCGAGGTCGAGCGCGATCCAGTGGTTCTCTTCCTCGAGGTCGTTCACTGCGGCGTAGGTCTGGAGGATGGCCTCCTTCTTGTACGCCCGCTTCTGCTTCGAGCCCTTGTCTCCGCGCGAGGCGCAGCGGATCTGCGGCTGGACCTCCATGACGAGGCGGCCGAAGTCGTCGGTCGCCGTCTGCGTCAGGTTCATGACGATGGGTTTAGCCTGCTCCACCGTTCCATCGGGCCATTCGATCGTCCAGTCGCCGCGGTACATGCGATCGTTGACCTCGATCTGATCCTTCCAGTCGGAGAAGTACAGGTCGACGCCGCGGCCCAGCCGGTTGACGAGCACCTGCTTGGCAAACTGCCGGCGCTCGAGTTCCGCCTGGATCTGACGTGCAGTGGCGTTAGCCAATGAAGATTCCTAACGTGAGAAAGCGGCCCAGCCCTGGTTGTGCGCGCCCTTGGTGAAGCCGGGACCGTAGCGCGCGCCCTCGGGCATCGGAGATGGGGGCGTCAACTGGGCGAGGTTGAAGGCGATGAACCAAAGCGCCATGAGAAGGTCGTTGTACGGGCCATAGGGGTAGGTCGTGGCCTCGTCGATGAGGACTCGTGACATCTCCCGCCCGCGGTGGTCTGCCCACGGCAGCCGAACCCGGCCGTACTCGAAGGCGACAGCAAGGGACTGGATCCCATAGACCTCGTCCGTCTTGTTGATGCCAGTGGTGTGAGACATGATCCGGACGTTGTGCCGGTTCTTCCACTGGAGAAACTGGGAGTCCTGGAGGAACCACCGCTGCGCGGCGTTCTTCTCGAAGATCAGGTAGCTCGGGTGGTACTCCTCCGTCACCCGTTCGATCTGACGCAGCATCTCGCGCACATCCATGCGCGCGCGCGTGGCTTCCAGTATACCACACTTGAACACTTCGCGCGAGACCATGAGGTCCGCGACTATCAAACCGGCTTGCCGCTCGGGGCTCGGGTCCATGGACACGACACGGACCCACTGCTCATCCGTCTGGAAGACCTCGTTGGTGGCCGGGTCGACCTCGCCCTTCTTCTTCACCCGCATGGGGGTGCCGGCGCGGCGCGTCTTGTCGAGGCAACCCTCGTGATCGGCGTCTCCGTAGATCCACTCGTCCAGCACCAGCCGGTCCTCCGGCGGGATCGGGTTCTGCTGATACATGGACTCCCAGAGCCAGGAGTTGTGCTTGCGCTTCAGGTCCTCGTAGGTCTCCATCAGGCGCTCGAACGGCCACTCCTGGGGCCAGAGCACCGTCTGGGCCTCCCAATCGAGGATCGCCGGGTAGTTGATGTGCTCCCAGAGGGGCTGGTTCATGAGCGGCCCGCGGGTGTAGGTCTTCTCCGCGAGCTCGCCATAGAGGTCCAGGTAGTGGATCCGCTGCCCGATGACGATTACCTTCGAGACCGGGGAGCGCCGGGACATCACGTCGCCTGACCAGTACTCCGACAGCTTGTCGCGGGCGTCCTGGGTGTAGGCGGACTCGCGATCGACCACGTCGTCGCCGATGATGAGGTCCGCCTCCATGCCGAGGATCTGCTGGCCGGCGCCGCGGATCTGGAGGGTGAGGTCCCCCGACTCCCGTTGGCGGTCTCGGCCTTCGACCATGAGCTCCCCGGAGCGGGGGCGCCACGGGGCGTCGTCTCCCATGGGCTTGAACCGGCCGAAGTCCTGGATCAGCCTCTTGTTGTACTCGAGGTGCCAGGCGATCTTCTCCGAGAACTTCCGGGCCATGTTCACTGTCTGGGAGATGATGAGGATCTGGATGTTGCGGTCTAGGGCGATCCGCCAGACGGAGTACCAGACGCTCAGGATCTCGGACTTGGCGTGGCGCGGGGGGACGTTCAGGAGCAGGCGGTCGTGGATCAGGATCGCCTTGATCCACTCTTTCGCATGTTGCGGAAGGTACTTCTCTCCGGAATAGCGGAGGAAGAACGCCTCGAACCCGGCCACGGACTGCTCGAGGCACAGGAGCACCTCTGGGTCCTCGGAGCCGTTGAGCTCCTGGAACGAACGGGGGTCCGGGGCAACCGCACCGACGCGGCCGGCGGCCCGGACCCTGAAGACCGTCCGCTTGGAGATCCCTAGCTTCCGCGCGATGGCTTCGGCTGAGAGACCCGGGTAGGGCTTGACCGAGAGGGCGAGCACCTGGGAGGCGAGCGCCTCGGAGACGACATGGATCCGCTCCTGGTACCCGGCCTTCTTGTTGCTCAAGCCATCCCCTGAACCCCTGGAAGTCCCCGATAGGGAGGCCAGGGCATAGTTCGCCCGTTCGCCCTGCGTCTTCTCCGATCGGACCCGCCGGACCTTCTGTTCGGCCGGCGAGCCTCCCGGCGAGCCGCCGTCTATCCGGCTTCTCGTTTACAGGACGAGTCGGATTGTATCATGCCTGTCAAATGCCCTGGTCAAAGGGTATGTCATGAGTAAACACTCGAATGGTTCGAGTGGATGCTCGTACGATTCTATCTGGCACTAGAGGAATCATGGCACTAGATCCGTACCTGGCACTAGAGAAGTCATGGCACTGGGTCTGTGACCTGGGAAAGGACAAGAGCTGCCCCTGAGGATGACAGGAGGAGTGACCGATCCAGAGGAGGGTTCCGAGAAGGGTTGCGAGACAGATGACATCGTATGGATCCGGGGTATCTCACATACATCAGACTCAAGTCTTATGTACCCCCCCCTGGGTGGGGTCTTCCTCGCGCTTGACTCCTGGGCAGGGGCGCTCCGCGCCCCGCCTGACCAGCGCAGATGCGCTCGACTGCTTGAGGTATCACATCATCTCTGATACGAACGATCGTTCGCTTGTCGAACGAGTTAGGTCGACCTAAGAAGCATGAGAGTCTCGTGTAACCCCCAACGCCTACATGACCGGTGTCGGTCGACGGTATCCACACACGGCGTCATGTGGGGATAACTAGACCTTTGCCGAGTCGAATCCCCCGATCGGCCGATACGGTCGTCAAGCGTGCTGGTCGATGATGTGACCATGGAAGTGGACGACAGAAAGGGGAACGACGTGAAGAAGTACGTAGTGTGCATCAGACACCGTGCCCCCGGTCGCGAGTGGTCAACGTGGCGGCCGGTCCGCACGTTCGAGGTCCGCGAGTACGCCGACCTTCTGGCGCAGCACCTCGGCGGCTCGACGTGCGCCGTGGTCATGGAGGTGCCAGCATGACAACTCCTGCCGAAAACGCCATGCGGAAGCTGTACAACGCGCTCCGCGAGCTGACTGACTCCGGCATCATCGACCTCTCGGAAGACTTCACCGATGCGGACAGCATCCGTGA